TTAGAACTCACAGGCGACCTAGATGGATTTCAACCAAGTATTCGAGCAACAAGTGGAGCATCTCACGAAGATGGCTTTGCAAAGAGGCTGGATAGCTTACGCCAAGCACAGGGCGCAAGAACTTGAGGAAACCCAACCAGAACTGTTTGCAGGATTGATTGAAGCGGTAAGAGAACGAGTAAACGAACGTAAATGAAAGGTTAAGAATGGAACTCGACACAAGAATTGAAACAACACGCAAGCGCAGGCATATCAATGTCGACGCACACGGTGATGAAGTCTGGGTCAGCATGGTGGTAGAAGCTGCCAGGTGTCACGTTACGCTGACCAAGGAACAGGCCAAGGACATGATTGCGGCCCTGATTCGTATTGTTGATGCAGAGGTGACACAATGAGCGATCAAGCCCTTATTGCACAGCTTAAACAAGCCTTAGAGCTTGCCCGTGAAGCCTTGTCGCACACAGCCACTGATTTGATGCACGATAACTTTGAAGCTGAAGAACGTGCTCTATTGGCGATTGACTTTGCATTGAAGTCGCTATGAACTGGCCTTTTCCAACACATCCACCAACACCGTGGACAAAAGCACAAAAGCAAGCGTATCAACAAGCGCAACGCGCACAACTGCCAGAGGCCCCGTTATGACTTGGATTCTTTCACTTTGTTTGGGCGCTGGCTCTTGGGCAACTTGTCAAAAATACATTGAATATGAGTATCCAACAAAAGAACTTTGCAATGAATCAAGAATTCAGATGAAAGATGCGGTTGGCAGTGGATATGCACTTTGTCATCCAAAAATAAAGGATAAACAATGAGTACAGAAGCAATCAGTTCGGCAATTGAGGCATTGGAATCAATTCAATGGTTAGAACAAGATGCGCAATGGGTAATGCGTATCACAGCAGATAGACGCATAGAAGTGAATGAAGGCGTAGATGTGACAGAAGCCGCGCAAAAAGTATTGGAAGCCATGCAGCATTTGCTCACACCACAACAACGCAAGCCGCTGACGGATGCACAGATGATGAAACTGCTCGATCATTACGCAGAAAATCCAAGTGAATACAGATACAACGACCCATTGATCTGCTTTGCCAGAGCAATCGAAGCCGCCCACGGCATTAAGGAGTAAGACATGAAAGACTGCAAGCGTGTTGAGTGCATGGGTTCAAATAGTTGCATTGATTTGTGTTGGAAAAAAGAGCCAAAGCAAGAGCAGGGTGAGCCTGTGGCGATAACCATCACTGGCAAACTTGGCAACATCTATTCATTCACTGGTGATTACAGCCTTAAGAAAGGCGACAAGGTTTATACCAAACCAACACAGCGCACATGGGTTGGGCTGACGGATGACCAGAAGCTATCCCTAGAAATTCAAGGAAACAAAGCTGATGTCCTGTTGGCGGAGCTGGTTGAGCAATGGCTAAAGGAAAAGAACAAATGATGAGCAGAATGTGCGCTTTGTGCCATAAACCACGTTCCCAATTGGGCAGCAAAATGACCTATGTTGGACCCTATCGCGTTTGGATGTGCGGAATGTGCGCCAAGATCAAAGAAAACTTAAAGAAAAAACCAGAATGAGATATGCAGCCCGTGTTGATGCTACGCAAGAACAAATCGTTAGTGCTTTACGCGCTGCTGGTGCTTACGTTTGGATAATTTCTCTACCTGTTGATCTTTTAGTTGGTTACAACGGCATAACTTACTTGGTTGAGTGCAAAAGTGGCCCTAAGAAGGCTTTAACGAAGCTGCAACAAGAGTTTTTTGCTAAGTGGATAGGTGGCAGGCTTGAACGCATTGAAGGCCCAGAACAGGCTTTAAGAATGATTGGGGTGATATGAGCGCACTAGAAAAACAAGTTGATGGAAATCACTACAAAAAACTGAAGATTCAGCCCGTGTATTACATCCACCTGAACGAGATTCCTTTTATTGAGGGTTGCATCATCAAATATGCGACCAGGTGGAGGGATAAGGGCGGCATCAAAGACTTGGAAAAAATCAAGCATTTCGTGGACTTGTTGATTGAACTTGAGGCAAAGAATGAAGTACGACCTTGACAGCCCAGAACAAGCCACGACTTTGATGCAAAGCCTGTGGCCTAAGGTTAAGGCTGCATTGGCCGCAGGGCGCAGGCTGACGTTAGAAGTCAAAGACGCAAGCAAAAGCCGTGAACAAGAGGAAAAGTATCACGCCATCATTGGTGACATTGCTAGACAAGCAAAGCACATGGGTTCCAAATGGGATGCGGAAGATTGGAAGCGTTTGCTGGTTGACCAATACGCTCGTGACCGCATGATGTATGGCGCACCAATTCTGCCAAACCTAGATGGAACAGGAATTGTGCAGCTTGGTGTTCAAACAAGGCATTTCACCAAAGAACAAGCCAGCGAATTCGTTGAATTTCTTACGGCATGGTCTTCTGAAAATGGTATTGAATTAAAAGGTGAATGATAAATGTTTGATAAAGACGAAATCATTGAGATGGCTAAACAAACGCACTTGCCATACTTCTGGGAAACGGGAGTTCCGTGTAATTTGTCTGGTCTTGAAGCCTTTGCCAAACTGGTAGCAGCTAAAGAGCGTGAGGAATTTTCTGTTCACGCTGTTGACATTGCAAGACGAGCAATTAAAGAAGAGCGTGAGGCGTGTGCAAAGATTGTCGAGCAATGTGTGTGGCCTAAATCAGCCGAGCACCCATATGACACCAGAGATGTGTTTGCTACCGCAATTCGAGCAAGAGGGGAAGCATGATTTACAAAATGTCTAAAAAATCTCATCTACTCTCTGCTGAGTTGATGTTTACATGCATGGAAGCATCAAAAGACAGGCATAACAAGTTTTTCTGGGAAAAATTTATGTGGGAATCACTTTTTGCATGGGCAGGGTGGGAAGAATGAAAAAGCGTTGCAAACGCAAGGTTTGGTCAACCAGCATAAATCCTATTGCTCACGCAATATCAGGCGCTGCCGTGGCAGATAGTGCTTCTTTAGATAAATTGAGGCTATGTGAACTGTCTGCCATTGACAACATGGTTCACGGTCGCGGAACGGTAGAAGATTGGCGATGGCTGGCGGACGTTCTCAACATTGCCGAGACAATGGGCGTTAATGGTATTGGTCCAGAAGTCTTGCCACACTGCCAAGAGGCTCAAACAGCCCTCTATGAGGCCGCTAAACGCTACGAAACCACAAAGAAGATGGGTCTGTCAGGTTCAGGAATCCGAGCCATTAAAGAAGTCTGGGAATATCATGATCTTCAAAGAACCAGCGTGGCCAGGTCAGAATACGAGCGCATGATTAAAAAAACGGCTAATTACATTAAAAGCAAGGGTAAGGATGTTGTTGAGATAGTCTAGAATCATCTAAAGACTTTAGAGGTTTTATATGGGACAACTTGTTAATTTGCTTGGTGGTAAGTTTGGCCGTTTGACTGTGATTGAAAAAACAAACAAGCGAGGTTCAAGCGGTGCTGTGTTCTGGAAATGTCTTTGTGAATGTGGCAACACAAAAGATGTTTCTAGTTCATGCCTACGAACTGAACAAACAAAAAGTTGTGGATGCTTGTTTCTTGATGTAGCTGCCGCAAAAGGCAAAGCCAAGCACAAGCATGGAATGACAGAAACAAGCACTTATAGAAGTTGGGGCGGCATGAAACAACGTTGCTACAACCCAAACAATCACAAATATCCGCTTTATGGCGCAATTGGAATTACTGTTTCTGATGATTGGCTAAATTCTTTTGAAAAGTTCCTTGAAGACATGGGCGAATGTCCTGTTGGAATGTCATTGGATAGGATTGATGTAACAAAAGGCTATTGCAAAGAAAACTGCAGATGGGCAACACAAAAACAACAACAAAACAATAGACGTAACAACGTCATCATCACAATTGGCGAAAAACCAATGACATTATCTGAATACTGTGAAGCAAATGACTTGAGTAAAGACAAAGTTCAAAGAAGACTAAGCAAAGGCTGGTCACAAGAAAGAGCAGTGCAAAAATGATCGCAAGACCAAAATTTAACTATTTCAGAAGTCGCAAACATTTGATGAATGTTGCTGAGTTGCCTTGTCAAAATTGCTATATTGAAGGGCAAACTCAAGCGGCGCATAGCAACTGGGCAGAGCATGGCAAGGCTCGTGGTCTGAAGGCCAGTGACGAATACACAGCCGCTTTGTGTCAAAAATGCCACATGGAACTAGATCAAGGCGCAAGACTTACAAAAGAGCAGCGCCGGACACTTTGGCAGATGGCTTGGCAAAAGACCGTTGCAAAGCTAAAAGGCCAAGGAAAATGGCCAGATCACTTACCGTGAGCTTTGGAAGCAGGCATTTTCTCGTGGCGTTGCAGTTCTTTTTCAACCGCAGCAATACGGCGCATTTCTTCACGGTGCTCTTTAACGGGTTCGTAATAACCTGTTGGCGTCTTTTTAGACTTGAGATCACCAGACATTTTGAAATTGGTAGCCATAAAATTTCCTGTTAAAATTACATTGACATTGTGCCACCAACAGCATAAAGTCACCAAACAACTTCCTAAAGGAAACATCATGGGTAAAATGGATTCAAGCAAGGGCATCCCTAGCGTTACTGGCGCAAAAGCTCCAATGGGCGCAACTTCTTCTGACCGTACTGGTGAGCGCAAAGAAGGTCTGCGCGGTGGCGTGGCCATGGGTATGGAAGATAAGGTCGGTGCTGACAAACAGTTCAACACTGGCAAGACTTCTGGCATCTGCTACGTTAAAGAAAAAGCAGCTTACCGCTAAAAAGCGAAGCCCAAGCAGTTGAGAAGGAACTGCAAGGGCTTCTAGCCAAATCAAATAAGGAGATTTGAAAATGGTTGAACGTTATTGTAAAGCTTGTGACCATTTTGTAGATAGTGGACACAGCATTGGTGTTTGTCGGCGATACCCGCTGTTTCAAACACGCTCGCCACATGATTGGTGTGGAGAGTTTTTGCCTGTGCCTTATTCAGAGCCTGTGCCAGATATGCTTGCTTTGCCTGTCCGTGAGATGACGGAAGACAAGCCAAAACGCAAATACACCAAAAAGGTGGCGGCATGAACATCAAGCCATTGCGCGACAAAATCATTGTGAAGCCTGAAGTGCGCTTTAAGTCTGAATTGTTGGACTTGAGCAAGGTGGAAGGCTACCCCACGACAGGCCATGTGGTCGCTTTGGGTGACGATGCTATGCGCCAAGGACTAAAGATGGGCGATAAAGTCCATTTTGGTACGGTTGCAGGTACAGCCAAAGATGAGTATTTGAAGTTTGAACCGATCAAATTGGGCGAAGACACCTGTTTGCGGATGAGCTGGCAAGACATTTGCGCTGTTGAAGAATGATTGTCAAAGAAAACATATACAACTTGGCATTGGCTTACAGCATAGCCAAGCGGCAGTTGACGTTGTATAAAAGTAACGGAAATCGTTACTATGCCAATATGTATAAAGGAATCGTTTACTCTTTTGAAGAACGTTTCAGAGATTTAAACAAAGACATTGACGTATTGGCTTATTTTGGAGAGAAAGCATGAAAGAGCAGATTCAAAAGCGCATGGATGAACTGATGTCCCAAGGCAAGCAGTTAGAAGTGCAGATTCACATGATTAACGGTGCGCTAGAGCAGTGCAAATGGCAATTAACCCAACTGGAGAAGAAAGAAACTTCAAATACAGAAGCTGAAGTTTCTAACTAATTTTTATTCTTTAAAACCATGAGGTGTATGCTTCATGTGTTCTATGGAATGACAATTGGGACAAAGAACTTCTAAATTTGAAAGTTCGTTATTGTGACGATTGCGGTCTTTGTGGTGTACACCAAGAATTTGTTTAAATTCATCAAAACCGCATCTAAAACATTTTTCTATCATGTTTCTTGCGATCATCATCTTTCTGACTGTAGAAAAAACTGGTTTAAAAGATTCTTTAGAAGATTTGTTTACACATTCACGACTGCAAAATTTTCTTTTCGTAGAAGCTGAACTTAAAAATTCTTTATGACAATGTTGACAAGTATAAGACGTAAGGCCTTTGCCTTTCATTCCCTTATAACGACATTCATTGCTACAGTATTTTGCAGTATTTGCTCTATGATAAATAACATGAAATAATGAATTGCAAATTTGACATGATTTTTCAACCGTTTCATTTTTGCTTTTCCATTGTGAACCGCATGAACGACTACAAAATTTGTGAGTGTGAAGACGATATGGTGGAACATATTCTTCTTTGCCGCAATTTAAGCAATGTTTAATTTGACCTTGATTTCGTTTGCCACCCATAGGAGAACTCCATGCCGTTAGTTAAAAGTAAATCTGATAAAGCGTTCAAAGAGAATATCAGAATTGAAGCGAAAAGTAAACCAATAAAACAAGCCGTTGCGATTGCGTACGCTGAAAAACGTGAGGCTGCCAAAAAACCAGCCAAGAAAAAATGACAAACCGAGGCAGACCGACTTTATTTAAAGAAGAATACGCAGATCAATTGATTGCGTACTTTGACATTGAACCTTTTGAACGTAGACCATTGCTAGATGCTCAAGGTAACGAAAAAGGTTCTGAAGTCGTGCCTGCTAAGTTTCCTACTTTGGCTCGATTTGCCATTAGTATTGGTGTGACAAGAGACACTCTTTATGAATGGGCAACAGCAAAACATGAAAATGGAGAACTAAAGCATCCTGATTTTTCCTACGCCTATAAGAGAGCAAAAGATTTTCAAGAGGCAATTCTTGTTGAAGGCGCAATGGCTAATGCTTTTCATGCCAATTTCAGCATTTTTACGGCAAAGAATGTTCTTGGTTGGCGTGACAAGATGGAACAAGAAATCACAGGTGCTGATGGTGCGCCTTTGCTGTCTGGTATCAACGTAACTTTTGTCAAGCCTACGGATGAGTGAACTACAAGGCGCTATTGCTAACGCTCAGTTCCCGATCAAACTTCAATGTTTGTTTGAAAAGTCGCGCTACAAAGTTTTGTACGGTGGACGAGGTGGAGCGAAGTCTTGGGGTGTGGCTAGGGCATTGTTAATTAAAGCTGCAAAAGAGCCATTGCGTATTCTTTGCGCCCGTGAGTTTCAGACTTCAATCAAAGACTCGGTTCACAAACTGTTGTGTGACCAAATTGAGGCGCTTGGTCTGATGGGATTCTATGAGATCACCCAAACCAACATTCGTGGCAAAAACGGCTCTGAATTTAACTTTGTTGGCCTAAAAAACAACGTTGCTAATGTCAAATCCTACGAAGGTGTAGATATTTGTTGGGTAGAAGAAGCCCAGACAACCAGCCGATTGAGCTGGAATGTGCTTATTCCTACAATCCGAAAGCCAAACTCGGAGATTTGGATTACGTTCAACCCTGAGTTAGAATCAGACGAAACTTATCAGCGGTTTGTGCTATACCCACCAGATGATTGCTTGGTGGTCAAGATCAATTGGTCGGACAACCCTTGGTTTCCTGACACGCTTAGACTTGAAAAAGACCAACTCAAAGCCCGTGACCCGCAAGCTTACAACGTGGTTTGGGAAGGTTTGTGCCGCCAGACCGTAGACGGTGCGGTGTTTGCCAAAGAAATGCAAGTCGCAGAGCTTGATGGACGCATCACAAAGGTCAACTACGACCCTACAAAGCCCGTACACGCCATTTTTGACTTGGGTTGGTCTGACGCTACGGCCATTTGGTTTCTTCAGTTTGTGGGCATGGAAACGCGCCTGATTCGCTACATTGAGGGCAATCAGCAGACCATGAGCGAGTATCTGGCCAAGATGCAGACATTTGGATATATCTATGACACGCTTTGGCTTCCGCATGACGCTGAAAACAAAACTTTGGCAGGCAATGGCCGAAGCATTGAGGAGATTGTTAGGGCTGCTGGCTATAAAACAAAGATTATTCCTAAGACGCCGATCTTGGACAGTATCAACGCAGCCAGGACAATTTTCAGAAACTGCTGGTTTGACCGCGACAATTGCCACGATGGATTGCAGTGCTTGCGTCATTATCGGTATGACGTTGACCCAGATACCAAACAGTTCTCAAAGACTCCAGTTCACGACAATTACAGCCACGGGGCAGATGCTTTCCGTTACATTGGATTGATGGTGAACGAGCCTAAACAGCGTAGAACGCCTAGACCGCAAGTAAATTATGGTGGCGCTAATAGCTGGATGGGCTAAAATCAAACGACTTGTCAACCTAGGACATATATGGCAGACGATTACGACCCACGGATTCAAGAAGCAATTGAATTCCTGAAACTGGCAAATGATGCCGACACAATGAATCGCCAAGAGGCTCTTGAGGACCTTAAATTTGGTGGTGGCGATCAATGGCCAGTGGAATTGCAGAACTCACGCAATCTGGAATCTCGCCCTGTTATTACCGTAAACAAGGTAGATAACTACTGCCGCCAAGTCTGTAACCAACAACGTCAACAGCGCCCGCGCATAAAAGTCCATGCAATGAACACGCATGAGGACATGGTGGACGCGCAGACCATTCAAGGCATCGTGCGCCATATTGAGAACAACTCAAACGCCGATCACGCTTACGACAATGCTTTTGAGTACGCTGTGCGCATGGGTTGGGGCTTTTTCCGTATCCGTACAGACTACGTTTCGGAAGATTCTTTTGAGCAAGAAATCTACATTGACCCTATTGATAACCCTTTCACCGTCTACTTTGACCCCAATTCAGTAGCGCCTGATGGCTCTGACGCTGACCGTTGTTTAATTACAACAATGATGCCAAAGAAAGAGTTTTCCAAGCTCTATCCAGACGCATCGGTTGATGGTGGTACGTCTTTTACGCAACGTGGTACGGGTGACAGCCAATCGGAGTGGATTACAAAAGAGGATATTCGCCTTGCTGAATATTTCTATACGGTCCGTGAAAAAGCCACTTTGTATCAGTTGAGCGATGGTTCTTCTACGTTTGCTGATGACAAAGATATGTTTGCTCGTCTGCAAATGGCTGGCATTGTGGTGGTTGACCAACGCCCTTCTTACAAAAAGACAATCAAATATTGCAAACTCACAGCTATTGATGTAATTGAAGAAGGCATTTGGCCTGGCAAGTACATTCCAATCATTCCTGTTTATGGTCGTCATATCGTGGTGGGCGACAAGCGCAAGAAATTTGGCATGATTCGATATGCCAAAGACCCACAGCGCATGTATAACTTCTGGCAAACTTCAATCACAGAAGGCGTTGCGCTGGCTCCAAAAGCTAAGTGGTTGATTGCAGAAGGCCAAGACGAAGGCCACGAAAACGATTGGGCTAACGCCAACATCAAATCGTTCCCATTGCTGCGTTATAAGCAAACAGACATTGATGGTCGTCCTGCGCCTGTGCCTGTGCGTCTACAACCAGAACCACCTCAAGCTGGCATCATGGCCGCTGCTGCTGGTGTGGATGACGACATTAAGTCCATCATGGGCGTGTTTGACCCTGCACAACTCAAGCAGGGCAATATCTCAGGCAAGGCTTTAAATGGCCAACAACAACAAGTTGACCTGACAAACTACGACTATTACGACAACTTGACTCGCTCAATTTCTCACGCTGGCACAATCATTTTGGACTTGTTGCCTAAGATTTACGACACCGAGCGTGTGATGCGAATCATTGGTGACGATGGAAAACCAGAGTTGTTGACCATTAACCAGCGTGATTCCGTTGGCCGAGTTTTGAACGACATTACTGTTGGCCAATACGATGTGGTTATGGACACTGGCCCTGGTTACAACTCCAAGCGCCAAGAAGCCGTGGAATCCATGCTCCCATTGCTGTCAGCAGACCCTGCTTTGATGCAGACTTGCGGAGATTTGGTGTTCCGCAACATGGATTGGCCCGGCGCTGATGTGATTGCAGACCGTTTGGCCGCTGCTAACCCATTGGCTCAGATTGACGATCACAGCGAAATCCCGCCATTGGCTCAGATGAAGATCAAGCAGTCTGACGAGCAAATCAAACAATTGACGCAACAGCTTCAGGCAATGCAAATGACGATTAAACAGCGTCAGGACATTGAGCAAGTTAAGCAGGATAACGAGAACAAGCGCAAGCTGATGGACGTTACTGCTCGTGCCCATAACACTGAAACCATGGCTGAAGTTAAGGTCAATGACCAGAACACCCGCGCAATCACAAGCCAGAACAAGACCGAATTGGATGCAATTGTTCAGCTTTTGATTCACCACATGGACACAGGCCGCTTGGAGCGCGAGATTACCTTGCGTAATGCTGAACAGGCTAAATACGCACAAGCAGCAGCACAGGACATTGACCAAGGCCAAAATCCATTGATGCAACAATAAATTCGTGGTAAATTAACCACAAACCTTACCCGTTAGGTAAACGGGGTAAATCCGGAGTGACAACGTAATGTCTGAAAAAGAAGCAAGTCAAGTTTTGACGAGCGACAACGCAGCGGAATTTTATGCAAACAGATTAGGTTTAGCTGAATCACCCGCCGAAGTCGTGGCCGATGAATCGGAGCCGACAGAGGTAGTTGAACAGAGTGAACCTGAAGAAGCAGAAGCCGAAGCAAAACAAGAGGGTGAGCGTAAGCACAATCCTAAACTTGAGCGCCGTTTTTCTGAGATTACTAAGCAACGTGAAGAAGCGCGTAAAGAAGCGCAACAAGAACGTGAAGCAAGGCAAGCTCTAGAAGCGCGTTTGGCAGCTTTAGAAAACAAGGCACAGCCTCAAAAGGCTAACCCTGTGGACGAAAAGCCGCAACCCAGCCAATTTAGTGATGCGTTTGAATATGCCGAGGCACTCGCAGAGTACACAGCAGACAAGCGAATCGCTGAAATGAAGCAGCAAGAAGCAGCAGCTAAACAGGCCGAAGAACAGCAAAAAGTCATTCAGACTTGGGCTAAAAAGGTCGAAGCGGTGAAAGCTACCTTGCCAGATTTTGATGACATTGTTGCGTCAAGCGATGTGGTCGTAAATGACGACATTCGTGATGCGATTCTGGAGAGTGACGTAGGCCCACAAATCCTGTATCACCTAGCTGAAAACGATGAAATCGCACAAAAAATCGCTGGATTGTCGCCAAAAGCAGCGTTGCGAGAGATTGGGAAGTTGGAAGCTCGATTTGAGGCAAAACCTGAAGCCGAGAAACCAGCCCCTATTGTTAGAAGTAAAGCACCAGCACCGATCACGCCAATTCGCGGGGGTAAAAACACTCCTGATGTACCACTAGATTCCAATGGGGTCTTTTTTGGTACAGCAGCACAGTGGAAAGAACTCCGTAAAGCAGGCAAGATTCGGTAAACCTAATCTTTTTGAAAGAAAATCATGTCAAACAATTTATTGACCATTAGCAAGATCACCAACGAAGCGTTGATGGTCTTGGAAAACGAGTTGACCTTCACTTCTGAAGTTGACCGCAACTATGACGACCAGTTTGCTGTTGTGGGCGCTAAGATCGGTAACACCGTGAACGTTCGCAAGCCTGGTCGTTTCATTGGTACTACTGGCCCTGCTCTGAACGTTGAAGACTTCAACGAAACCAGTGTGCCCGTTACCTTGTCCACACAGTTCCACGTTGACACACAATTCACAACTCAAGACTTGGCTCTGAGCTTGGATATGTTCAGCGACCGTGTGTTGAAGCCCGCAATTGCAGCTATCGCTAACAAGATTGACCGTGACGGTATGGCTATGGCCGTGGCCCAAACTGCCAACATCGTTGGTACTGCTGGCGTTGTTCCTACCGATCTGCTGACCTACTTGACCGCAGGCGCATATCTGGACAGCGAAGGCGCACCTCGCGATGGCCGCCGTTCATGTATCGTTGAACCCTTTACATCTGCTTCCATCGTGAACAGCTTGAAAGGTTTGTTTGTTCCTCAAGAAGCCATTGGTTCGCAATACCGTAAAGGTTTGATGGGCCGTGATTCTGGCGGTATGAACTGGAAACTTGACCAAAACGTTGTGTCTCAAACTTTCGGCACTAACGGCGCTAACGCTACTGCCTCTGTGAACACCACAACTGGTACTGGCTTCTTGACCACTGGTTGGGCTTCTTCTGGTACTGTGAGCATCACTGCTGCTACTGCAACTGTGAACCTTAACGCTGGTGACGTGTTCACTATTGCTGGTGTGTACGCAGTTAACCCACAAAACCGCCAACCTTACGGCTCTAACAAGCTCCGTAACTTCGTGGTTAAGACAGCTGCTTCTATCAGCTCTGGTTCTACCGTGGCCGTTACTGTGTCTCCAGCCGTGATTACTGCTGGTCAGTTCCAAAACGTGAGCATCCCATCAACTTCTAGCACTGCTGCTGTTACTCAGTTCAACGCTACTGGTGCTGTGTCTGCCCAAAACATCGTGATGCACAAAAATGCGTTTACTTTGGCTGTGGCTGACCTTGAGTTGCCAGAAGGTGTGCATTTCGCTGGTCGTGCCTCTGACAAAGAAATCGGCTTGTCGATGCGTGTGGTTCGTCAGTACACGATCAACAACGACAGCATCCCAACTCGTTTGGATGTGTTGTACGGTTGGGCGCCTCTGTACCCTGAATTGGCTTGCCGCGTTGCATCCTAATCAGTCTTGGGGGGTTCGCCCCCCATTTCTAAACCAATCTTTTTAAGGAAATATCATGTCTAATCCAGGACCAGCATCAACCCAAACCCCTAACTATTTGATGAACGGTAACGCCAGCGATGGTGATTTGATCGCAGCATCCGGTGGTAAAGTGGGTTTCTACGGCACTACTCCAGTTGTTCAAGCAGGCGCAATCACCGCATTAACCGCTGCCCCCTCAACTGCTGAGTTTGTGGCTGCTACTAACGCAATCATCACTGCATTGAAAAACGTTGGTTTGACCGCTTAATTTATTAAGCAGTTGCCTTTACGCCTCCTGAGTAAAATCAGGGGGCGTTTCTTTTTGAGAAGGAAAAAGAATGAAACACATAATGATTGCCATCCCTGCTTATACGGGCGTGGTACACATGGGAACAATGCGTTCCTTACTGAACGACACATTGGAGTTGGTCAAAAGGGGGGACCGCTACACATTGGTGGATGACATTGGAAATGCTTTAATCGCTGACAGTAGAGGAATTATTGCCACACGCTTTTTGGAATCAGACTGCGATGATTTGATTTTTGTTGATTCTGATGTGACTTGGCAGCCTGGCGCTTTGCTCAAGTTAGTGGACGCTAAAGCAGATTTGGTTGCTGGCGTTTATCCTGGCAGGCGTGACCCTATCAATTACCCCCTTCATTATCTTGATAAGCCTGAACTGTGGGCAGACCCAGAAACGGGGCTTTTAGAAGTTAAATCAGTGGCCACAGGATTTATGAAGATTAGCCGTAATTGCATTGAAAAAATGATTGCTGAATACCCAGATCGTCACTTTTACACCGCAGAAAGAGATAAGAAGTTTTATCCTTTGTTTGACCATATTTTTGAGGATGGTTACAAATGGGGCGAGGATTACAGCTTCTGTATCCGGTGGCAAAAGATTGGCGGGAAAGTGTGGATTGACCCAGAAATCGCAATGGGGCATATTGGTTATAAAATCTTCGAAGGCCATCTAGGAAATTACCTGAGAAATAGGTAAAATCCGGCCATCTTTGCAAAGGAAAATATATGTCTACTCCTTTTCGTGTAGTCGGCCCAACAACTGCGGTTTCGGCGGGCGCGACAGCCACTTCAGAGGCTTTGGTCAACAACAACCCCAACATTCAATGTAACTACGTTTCCCTGATTAATACAGGTGCAACCAGCGTTGCGGTGAAGTTTGGCCCTACTGGTGTCGGCGCTCCTGTGCTGCCTGTTAGCGGTTCAACAACTGGTGACTTTGTGTTGCCACCTTCAATGAATGATGCAATCCTGTTCGGCGTTCCAACCACTCCCACTTATGTGCGAATGATTGGCTCTGCTGCTGGCCCTTCTATCGTTTACGTTACCCCTATCGCTTTTTAAGGGTAGTTTATGGCTGACCCCGCCAAAACTGAAGACCAGAATTTACTGCCTGTTCAGGCGTATTTTTCGGTTGACGGAGAATTTGAAACCTTCATTGGTCAGGGACAGCCGTTTTATGCGACTGTAAATCCAGACCAATCTGGGTTAAACATCACAAACAGCACAATCAATAGCACGACTATTGGCGCTGTAACGCCTTCAACTGGCGTGTTTACCAATGTCTCAACGACAACGGGAACGATTGCAACTGCGCCAACTGGTAACACAGACATTACCAACAAGGCGTATGTTGATGCAATTGCACAAGGTCTGAATCCAAAACAATCTGTAAAGTGCGCTACAACCGCAAACATCACGCTTTCAGGGTTGCAGACGATTGACACATACACCACATTGGCTGGTGACAGGGTGTTGGTTAAGAACCAAACAACATCATCTGAGAACGGCATTTATATTGCTGCTTCAGGCGCTTGGTCGCGTTCGGCTGACATGGATGTGTGGGCAGAAGTGCCTGGCTCCTATTGCGTAGTTTTAAACGGCGGTCAAGCCCAAACAGCTTGGGTTTCCACATCTGCTGAAACTGGCACAATTAACGTCACTCCAATCACGTTTGTTCAGTTTGCGGGTAACAGCACTTATTACGCTGGCACAGGTCTAAGCCTTTTTGCTAACACGTTCAGCATCGCAAATACTGGCGTTACTGCTGCAACAAAGGGTTCTGCGTCAAAGTCCGTCACGGCTACTGTCAACGCTCAAGGTCAACTGACTAGCCTGACAGACCAAGACATTGCGATTGCTGCCAGCCAAATCAGTAGCGGAACAATTGACACAGCGCGAATTAGCGGCTCCTACACAGGAATTACGGGCGTTGGTACGTTGACCGCAGGAACATGGAACGCTACAACAATTGATGTGGCTAACGGTGGCACAGGCGCAACGACTTTGACGGGTTATGTAAAAGGCAACGGAACGTCAGCGTTTACGGCTTCATCAACAGTCCCAACAACTGATCTAAGTGGCACAATTTCTAACGCTCAACTGGCAAACAGCACTATTTCTGGTGTGGCATTGGGTGGAAGCCTTTACAACCTGACAATTGGTTCAGGAATTACAACATCTGCCGCAACATATAACGGTTCTACCGCTGTAACGATTTCTAATGCTGCTCCGATGGTTTACCCAGGCGCAGGCATCCCATTGTCAACAGGCTCTGCTTGGGGAACGTCTTACAGCACAACTGGCACAGGAACTGTGGTGGCTTTGGCTACTGCTGCAACGCTAAATAATCCGACAATTTCTGATTACACGGCTTACACCCCAACAACTGCACCTTCATACGCAGAAGGCCGTGTTTTCTATGATTCTTCAGCCCACACGCTGAATTACTACAACGACAACTCACAAATGAGCCTGAACATTGGTCAGGAACAGATTGTTCGCGTAAGAAACCAGACAGGTTCAACGATTGTTAACGGAAGCGTTGTTTACATTAGTGGTGCAACAGGTCAAACGCCCCTAATCACTAAAGCAATTGCGACTTCTTACACAACTGCTGATGTGATTGGCGTTACGACTACGGACATAACAAACAATGGTTTTGGCTATGTGACGATTAGCGGCACAGTAAACGATCTTGACACTTCAGCCTTTAGCGATGGTGCTGCTGTTTATTTGTCTGCTTCTGTAGCTGGCACATTTACAGCAACTGAGCCAACAACGCCAAATTATTCAATCCAAGTTGGCGTGATTACTTACAGCAACAACGTGCATGGCAAATTGTTGGTGGCAATTCAAACCAAATCTGTTGAAGTTCAGCACATTATTGGCACTTTGCCAATTGCCCAAGGTGGTACAAATGGAACTGCTACGCCTACTGCTGGTGGAATCGCCTACGGTAGTGGCACTGCTTATGCTTTTAGTGCTGCTGGTACTAGCGGACAGGTCTTAACTTCTAGTGGCTCTGGCGCTCCTACTTGGACAACTCCAACGGCTTACGCTACTGTCACGGATGACACGACCACCAATGCCACCCGCTATCCGCTATTTGCAGCCGCCACAAGCGGCAATTTAACAACCGAGTACACCAGCTCTACTAAGTACCAATTTAACCCCTCTACTGGCGTTTTAACGGCTACTCAGTTCAGCGGTTCGGGTGCTGGCTTGACCAGTATTCCTAACTCTGCTCTGACAAATTCCAGCATTACGGTCGGAACAACAGCGATTGCGTTGGGTTCATCGTCAACCACGTTGGCTGGTCTGACTTCTGTTACGTCTACGACTTTTGTGGGTGCTTTGAGTGGTAACGCTACTTCTGCGACTACGGCCACCACAGCGACAAACGCAACGAATACCGGAACAACAGACGACACAACAACAAATGCGACTGTTTATCCAGTTTGGAAAACAAACACCACTGGCAACTTGCCAGAGCAAACATCATCAACAAAGCTAAAATTCAACCCGTCTACGGGCGCTTTGACGGTTAGTCAGTTAATCATCGCACCATAAGGAAGAATCATGGGCAATTTAGTATTTCAGGCAACTTTGGGCGGTCAGGTTAATCTGGTTGGTCCTAACACAGCATCAACCTTTAACATCAACGTCCCTGCAACCGCTGGAACAATGGTGACAACAGGCGACACAGGTACTGTGACCAACACAATGTTGGCTTCTAGCGCCTATACAGCGCCTGGAACGATTGGTTCTGGAACTCCAAATACTGGTGCGTTTACGACTCTTTCTGCTTCAACGTCACTCACAACGCCAATAGTTCAAAGTTCATCTAGTCTGCTTTTTAAAACTAACGGTACAACAACTGCAGTCACTATTGACACTGCTCAGAACGTAGGTGTAGGTGTTACGCCTAGTGCTTGGACAAGTATTAAAGCTTTGCAAGTTGTAAATGCTAGCTTTGGCGGTCTTGGTGGTGGTAACTACTCAGCCGCAAACGCTTATTACGATGGCACAAACTGGAAATATATTACTTCTAACTATGCCACTCTTTACCAACAAAGTGGTAATTCTGGTGACGGTGTTCACAAATGGAACGTAGCAGCATCAGGCACAGCAGGTAACGCAATCAGCTTCACCCAAGCAATGACGCTTGATGCTAGTGGGAATTTGGGTGTTGGTACTACAACCCCAGTGTCTGATGGTTCATTTGCTACTTTTACTCTCAAAGGGACAAGCGGTTCTGAAATTTTTTTACAAGACTCTACTGGGACAGGAACATATACAACTTCTTTAGGCTATATAAACGTAAATTCTTCGGGATTCAATTTATATGCTTTGGGTGCAAGCCGTCCTTTGACATTTGGTACTAACAACAATGAACGTGCCCGTATCGACTCCAGCGGTAACTTGCTGGTGGGGACTACAAGTGCACTGGACATTGGAAGTAGTTCTAATACTGGCTTTATGTCTCAACCCAGCGGTTTCACTGCAATCATTCGAGATGGAAATACCGGATTAGTTGTAGGAAGGCAGACGTCTAACGGTACTGCAATTGAATTGCGTCGAAGCGGTACTGCCGTTGGTACGATCTCTGTTACTACAACTGCAACAGCTTACAACACTTCTTCTGACTACCGTCTTAAGGAAAATGTTGCACCCATGACAGGAGCATTGAGTAAGGTTGCCGCACTAAAGCCTTGCACATACACATGGAAATCCGATGGTTCGGTTGGAGAAGGTTTTATCGCTCACGAACTGCAAGAAGTTGTAGCTGGGTGTGTAACTGGTGAGAAAGACGCCACTCGTATTGAACAATATGAGATCACTCCCGCTGTTCCAGCTACCTATGATGAAGAAGGTAATGAGCTGACACCAGCAGTTGAGGCTGTGATGGGTGAGCGTGAAGTACCTGTTTACCAAGGTATTGACACCAGCTTCTTGGTTGCTACTTTGACAGCAGCTATTCAAGAACAACAAGCCATCATCACCCAACTGCAAGCTGACGTTGAAGTCCTGAAAGCGCCAAAATGAACTACGTCTGGAAAATCCTAGAAGTCTACGCAGACAGCCAAAGTGCTATCACTGCCGCAAAATATTTTTGTTCTGTTAATGACGGTCAAAACACCGTAGAAACAGAAGGCTACTGGAGTTTTCCAGAACCAGGCGGCGTTCCTTTTGCAGAAGTGACAGAAGAAATGATTGCCAAGTGGATTGAAGATTCTGCTGTTGTTGATGGTAAAAACATCATAAAATCACGCCTAGCAGAACAGCTAGAAACGCTGTCAAAGAAGCCTGTTCCAGCACCTTGGTTGCCTCAGACCTTCACACCAGCCCTGTAAGGTAAAAACATGACCACAAAGCCAATTGACATTATCAGCCGAGCGTTAAAGGATATTGGCGCACTTGAAGCAGGCGAAACACCTACGCCAGACGCAGCACAAGATGCGTTTGAGATGCTGAACGACCTTGTAGATCAATGGTCAAACGAAAACATGATGGTTTTCAACGTCACAGAGATCATTTTTCCTGTGATTCCTGGCCAAGTTCAGTACAGTCTTGGCCCATTCCCGCAAACCACCAACTACATTGGCGCTTCTTTTGAAGGCTCAATTTCTGGCGACATTTTGACTGTCACTAGCGTCAACTCAGGCGCAGTTGCACAAGGTCAAACGCTCAGTGGTGGCGGTATTCTGCCTGGTACAAAGATTACCTTGAGCATCACAGGCGCTGGCGGTAACGTCATTGAAGCTGGTACTTATCGAGTAAGCATCCCTCAAAACGTGGCCGCAACCACAATCACGGCAAATTACCAAAAGCCTCTAAACATTGATTCAGCGTTTGTTCGCGTAAATACAACATCAAACGGCCAGCCAATTCAAGGCGGTGGATTGGACTATCCAATCTCTGTTTTGGCACTGTCTGACTATCAGATGATTGGTTTAAAAACGCTTAATGGTCCTTGGCCAAAAGCGATTTATTACAACCCAAACGAAGATTCTGGTAATTTGTTTGTTTGGCCTAATCCTTCTCAGGGTGAAATGCACTTGTTCGCAAACACTTTGTTTACGCGATATGGCAGCATTTATGAGGAAGTCGTGTTGCCGCAAGGCTACAACATGGCTCTGCGCTGGTGTCTGGCTGAACGTTTGATGCCTATGTACGGAAAAGCCTCACAAACTCAAATCGCAATGATTACTCAATTTGCTGCTCAATCAAAAGCGACCGTGAAACGAACAAATATGTCGCCGATTCAAGTGGCTCGTTATCCTGATGCTTTGTTGACAGGTAAAGCAAAAGATGCAGGTTGGATCCTTTCTGGGGGCTTTATTTAAACCTATGTATTACGTTTACCAGCATAAAAAAGCAGATACCAACGAGATTTTTTATGTTGGTAAGGGCAAATGCGGTCGTGCATTTAATGCAACAAAACGTAATCCATATTGGAAAAATATTGCTAACAAGCATGGATTTAATGTTGAATTTATAGCAACAGAAATTGATGAAGAATTGGCATTTTTAGTTGAACTAGAAGCGATTGATGCTTATAAAAAATCTGGGGTTGTTTTATCCAATCTTACAAATGGTGGCGAAGGCGCTTCTGGTTTAATTCATTCTGTTGAACATAAAGCAAAGCTAAAAGGCAATAAATTTGGAGCGTCTACATGGGGAAAGACTTTTAAAGGTAAAACTCATTCTGATGAACAAAAAGCCAAATGGAGCGAAACACGAAAAGGAGTCATATCTCCCCGTAAAGGCGTCACGCTTTCTGATGAAACAAGAAGTAAAATAAGTGCATCCAGAAAAGGCATTGTGGTGCAAAAGCGCCGTGTCTTAACTGATGATCAAGTTAGAGAGATTCGCGTGTTGTTGCCTCAACATTCGATTGCCGCACTTGCAAAAAAATATGGTGTTGGTGAAACAACCATTCGCCGATTGCGCGATGGCGAACGATATGGAGAGGTGATTTAATGGACTTCGGATTTGTAGGGCCAAGTTACGAAGCACCAAGCATTTACCAAGATGCTCAAGAGTGCATCAACTTCTTTCCTGAAATTGACCCGCTAAAACAGCCAGGCACTCGCGGTGTTGTTGCTTTGTATCCTACGCCTGGACTTACGTTAAAAGCCGTTTTGCCAAACACTCAAGAAGTGCGCGGTATGCACACTGTTTCCGGTGGCGCACAAATGGTGGTCGTGTCTGGCCCGTATGTTTACGCCCTGACTTCTGATTTAGTTCCGTCTGTTATCGGTGTTCTTAATTCATCTGCTGGTCAGGTAAAGATTACAGATAACGGCGTGAACGTCTATTTGGTAGATGGTGCTTATCGCTACACATGGCGTATTTCTAGCCCTGCTAACGCTGTTTTTACGGGTTCTGTAAGCACTACCACTCTGACGGTAACAAATGTATCTAGCGGCTCGTTAGCTGTTGGACAGTCACTTTACGGGGTTGGTGTTTCTGCTGAAACCGTGATTACCGCTTTGGGCACTGGCACAGGTGGTGCAGGCACTTACACAATCAATCTTTCGCAAACAGTCACGACAAGAAGCCTGAATTCAACAGCCACCGGAGCAACATTTACTGCCACGATTGCTGGCACGACAATGACAGTTTCGGCTGTTGCTTCGGGAACTATATATCTTGGCCAAACTATCCAAGGCGCTGGTGTTACCGCAGGCACTGTAGTGACTGCTTTGGGTACGGGTACGGGTGGAACTGGTACTTACACGCTGAGTGTGGCTAGTACAGTTGGTTTAGCCACGACAATGTACGCAATTAACTTCTCTGTTTTGCCTTCAACAGACGGAGCCTTCAGCGGTGCAAATACCGTTGATGTGATGGACAATTACATTGTTTACAACAATCCCACAACCCAACAATGGGGTGCTACAGACCTTCTTTCGCCTATTTCTCCTCAGACTAGCTACTCTTTAAAAGATGGCGCTCCAGACGATTTGGTAGCTTTGATTGTTGACCATCGAGAAGTTTATCTGTTGGGTGAGATTTCGTCGGAAGTTTGGACAGACGTTGGTTCTGTGCCTTTCCCTTTCCAGCGCATTCCTGGAACGTCTACCCAACACGGTATTGCAGCGCCTTTTTCTTTGGCTAGATTTGGGAACTCGTTTGCTTACGTTTCGCGTAACAACCGTGGTCAAGCCCAAATTATGCAAATGAATGGCTACAAGCCTGATCGCATTTCTACTCACGCTGTAGAGAACTCGCTTACCAATGAATATATTGATGACGCAATTGCTTGGACCTATCAGCTTGAAGGTCACGAAGTTTATGTGGTCACGTTCCCAAGTTTGGACTTAACGTGGGCTTACGATAACGCATCACAAATGTGGCACAAGTGGCTTTACACCGCCAACGACAACACATATCAGCGTCATCGTGGGAACTGTTGCGCTGTGTTTCAGGGCATGGTCCTTGTTGGCGACTATGAAAATGGCCGCATTTATGAGTTGGACAAGAAAAACTACACAGATAACGGCCAAAACGTCCGTCGATTGCGTAGAGCGCCTCACTTAGTGACTGATTTTCAACGTCAATACTTTGATGAACTTCAAATTCAATTCCAGCCAGGCGTAGGCACAACAGGATTGTCTCAACCTACTGGTGAGATTTTTGTAAATTCTCCTTACATCATTTACCCTGATGCTTTGTTTGTGATCGGGCAAATGCAGACTTATGTGATTGGTTTGCAAGCTGCGATCAACAACACAACCACAACCAACAACCCACAGGCAATGCTTCGCTGGTCTAATGACGGTGGTTCTACTTGGTCAAAAGAATACTGGGTTTCAATCGGAAAGATGGGTAAGTATCGCAATCGCGCAATCTGGCGTAGATTGGGCATGGCCCGAGACAGAATCTTTGAAGTTTCAATTACTGACCCTGTAAATGCAGTGATTGTCTCTGCCAACCTAAAAGCAAGTCAAGGGGAGAACTAATGTCAAACGGACTTTATTCTTCTTCGCAAGTTAACCCATATCCACAGAGTGAATTCTTGGATGTGGGAACAAAACGACCAACGAGGGCATGGCAGCAGTTTTTCTTGAATCTGTTGAACTTTTCCTCTGCCACAACAGCGACCACTGGCGCGGCTACGTTGCCTGCTAATCCTGTTGGATTTATAAATGTGACTGTCAACGGAAAGCCCTATAAAGTTCCTTACTACAATCCATGAAAGTTCTACGCATCCCACCGGACCAAATTGCTCAAAGATGGGCTGGTATTGCGCCTTTTATTGACGATTCATTGGTTTATTCAGGTGGAGATTTCACCATTGACCAAGTAAGGCTCTATTTATCGTCAGGACAATGGCTAACGCTAGGTGTTTTTGACGATCAAAAGATGTTAGGCGTTGTCTGTACTCAGTTCACAAATATGCCAAATGATCGTGTGGCGTTTATTACTGCGATTGGCGGTAAAAACATTACAAATTCGGACACTTTTCAACAATTTCAGGCTATCTTAAAGGCGCATGGTGCGACTAAAATACAAGGTGGTGTGAGAGAATCAGTAGCAAGGCTGTGGCGCAGATTGGGATTCAGTCAGCGTTACATTCTGGTGGAGCAAAAACTATGAGATACAACGCTTTTTTCGGTGAACTGCCAATCAATGCTTTTAAGCGTATTGGCGGAAGAATGACGTTTGAGGGCGGTGGTAATCCTATCTCAGCCGTGACAGATGCCGTTTCTAACGTTGTCTCAGGCGTTGGCGATATTGGTCAAACTGTTATCAATGAAGTTGGTAACGCAGGCAAGGCGATTGACCAAACTGTTCGTGATGTAGTGCCAGGCGGTTGGACTACAGCGGCTTTGTTGGCTGCTGGTTACTATTATCAGCCTGAAATCCAAGCGTTTATGAACGCTGAAGGCGCTACCGTCCCTGCTTCTCAAGTAGCTGACGCTGGCGCTTTGCAAACTGGCACTGCTTTCACCGGAGAATTGCCTGCTGGAGCCGCTTACACAGCCCCATCTGTTACGCCACTTTCACAAGTCGCAAGCACAGAAGCTGGCGCTGGCCTTGGCGGTACTGGTCTTGCATCTATGGGTGAAAACGCATACACAGCAGCACAAGACGCACAAGATGCTTTAGCAATGACCGGAGGCGGTGGCGCTAATGCAACGTTGTCAGGTGTTGACGCAATCGGAGCTGCCAATATGTTTCCTGCTGCAAATGCTGCCGCTGGAGCCGCTGCTGGCTCTACATTGTCTTCAATGTTGCCTTACATGGCTGCTGGTCAAATTGGAACAGGCTTGCTTGGTGCTTACGCAGCTAATCAAGGTGCAAGCGCACAAGCAGATGCGGCTAACAGGGCGGCTGAGTTGCAACAGCAAAACTTCAACCTGATTAACAAGCAGCAAACTCCATATCGAGCCGCTGGAACTGGCGCATTGAATCAGTTAGGTGCGTTGGGTACAGGTACATATCAAATGTACGATGCCGCTGGTAATCCTACAGGCACTGGCACAGGTTCTGGTTACTTGCAACATCAATTTGATGCTACTGACCTGCAAAAAGGTCTTGCACCAAATTATGACTTCATGCTTCAACAAGGCCAAATGGCCAATCAACGTGCAGCCAACATGGGTGGTGGCGCTTTGGGCGGTAATGCTTTGCAAGGTTTGAACAAGTACACGCAAGATTACGCAGGAAATGCGTATCAAAACGCTTTTGGAAACTATCAAACTCAACGTCAAAACATTTACAACACTTTGGCGGGCATTGCAGGTATTGGCCAGACAGGTCAAAACGCCACCAACACAGCCGCAACAAACGCAACAAATGCAGCATCTCAGTTGGGTGTTGGTAGCGCAGCGGCTCAAGCGGCAGGCACAACTGGCGTTGCAAACGCGCTTGGTAATACTGCTGGCAACTTGATTAACAACTACACTTTGGCTTCATTGTTGAACCAAGGTGGTCGTGTCGGATAAGGAACTGAAATGGCAGATTATCAATTCAATACCAACTTAGGTCCTGCGGCACAACAAGGCACAAGTCTTGGCGACCTAATTAACATGGCGCGTGGCGCGCAAGCGTTTCAGCAACAAGGCCAACTGAATCCTTTGCAATTGCAAAAGGCTCAGATGGAAGTTGAGCAAATGCAAAAGATGAATCCTTTAGCTGTTCGTAAAGCTGAAGCCGAGACAAAAGGTTCTGAACTTGAACTTAGTGTTAAAAAACGTGTTGAAGCATCACGTTTGGCAGCAGCAAGTGCAACAGACCCTGTTTTAATGGATTTGATAAAACGTAACGATGCAAACGGAATCACAGAATATTTTGATGATTTAAAGCCTGAACTTCATAAAAGCGGTTTTAGCAAATCCGAGGCAAGTGCTGCAATTGCACCTTTAATCGTGCAGGCTCACAAAGACCCAAGCAAAATTTTGCCTGCTTTGCAATTGTTATCTAAACAATCAATTAGTCCCTCAGAACAAGTTGGTTTAGTTAAACCTACATTGACAAGCAATGCTGCGGGTCAAGCCGTTGCCGCAAATCCTGTTACTGGTCAATACGATGTAATGGGTACGCCACAAACAAACCCTATGGGTGTTCGTACTCAAACATTTACAGACCCTGTAACTGGAAATATTGTTCAAGCTCCAGTAACTCCACAAGGAACTTTAGGCGCTCCATCAAACTTGATGGGTGGTTCATCTGCTCCTGGAATGGCTCCACAAGGTCAAGCAAATGCACCTCAAGCTGTCCCAACAGGTTCTACAGCAGAAACAGAAAGAGGACGCGCAACACAAGCAATCAACAATTACGTTGGCTCTGTAAATGCTTTGACAGATGCAAGTAAGCCTGGCCATATTCCTACACAGGAATTTATTGCCAAGAAGTTACTTACTTATTTGAAAGACCCTTCTGTTAATACAGGTCCGATTGCAGATGTATTGGCTGGGAAGTCAAACCAAGCTACATTAACTTCAAAAGAACAAGAAGTTCTGAAGTTGATTCAGCAGCGTATTCAAAACCTGAACCCTCGTACAGATGCAGATGCACAAAGCAAAAAAGATGCTTATGGCAGTTTCCGTCTGAAGAAAGATGCTTTAAGCGATTTGGTGCGTCAAGATTTGGGTAATATTCAAAACCAAAAATTGCTTGCAAATGGCACAATGAACGCAGCAGGCGACCCACGCAATCCAAACTTGCCTGCTGTCAACAATTTCCAAGCAGAATACAGTAAGTTTTCTAAAGACCCTGTTTTGATGCAATACATGGGAATCGTTGGAACTGGTCAAAAAGCTGCAATTGATGACCATGACAAAGAGGCTTTGCGCAAATTGATGCGTGAAAATGGTTTGTCCAATCTTGCAGAAATTGAGCAAAAGCGCAAACAATTGGTAGAAATGTCGGGAGTTAAATAATGGCCGAAGTCAACATTGATGATCTTGTAAAAAGTCTTGGTTCATCAAGTGGACAAGAGCAAGACATTTCTTCTATCATTTCAAATCTAGGAAATGCGCCAGCGCCAGCAACAGAAACGAGTTTGCTTTCTGAGTATGGTCAAGAAGCTAAAAAAGGTTTGGCAAACGCAAGCCGAGCCAGTCAACTTCTAGCCCGTGGTATGGCGCAAACTGTTCCAGGTGCTATAGCAGGATACACAGCAGGTGGTCCTGTTGGTGGCATGATCGGTAGCGTTGCAATTCCATTTGGTGACACACTAAACAGCATCATCAATCGAGTTGCTGGAACTAATCTTCGTATGCCAAGCGAAATTGTTTCTACCAATCTTGAAAAAGCAGGTTTACGGGCTCCAACTACTCAAGCAGGCCGAGTGGCAGAAGCTGCTGGCGCAGGTCTTGGTGGCGCTGCTTCTGAATTAAGTTCTATGTATGGACTTGCTAAATCTGCAAATCCAATGATGAAACAAATTGGTGAAGCATTTACTCAAAAAGCTGGTCGTCAATTAGCAACAGCACCAGCAGCTACTGCAACGGGGCAATATGTCGGAGAAGAAACAAATAGTCCTTTTGCTGGTTTGTTGGCTTCTTTGGGTGTTGGCGCAACGGCAGGATTAAATCCTTTGAAGAAAGCCAAGGGCGCTCCTACACATGAAGATTTGGTTTTTGAATCAAAAAATCTTTATGACAAAGCAAAACAATCAGGTGTGCAATTTGACACAAATAAGTTTGCTGACGAGATGTTTGGGATTAGCAAACAATTGAGAGCAGAAGGATATACGCCAAAGGCTTATCCTGGGATTGCTTCTGTTGTTGAGGAAATGACTAACGTGCAAAATCCAAAAGATTTCACGGAACTTCAATCCATTCGTAAAATGATTCAAGGTCAACAAAAAAGCTCTGACCCTGAGACTCGCCGTTTAGCTTCAATTTTAAAAGATGATTTTGATAATTATCTTTTGTCTGCACCAATTCAACACATTACAACTGGAACATCAGAAGGGATGAAGCATTGGGCAGAGGCTCGTAATTCTTACAGTCGTCTTAAAAAATCTGAAATTTTTGACGATATGTTGCAAAACGCTGAATTGGATAAAAGCAAATTTACTCAATCTGGCGCAGAAAATTCAATGGCGCAACAACTTCGTCAATTGGCCAAGAACGATAAAAAGATGCGTACTTTTACGCAAGAAGAACAAGATGCAATTCGTGAAGCAGCCAAAGGTGGAAACGTTCAAAACTTGTTGAAGTTTTATGGTCGATTTGCACCTACTGGTCCTGTTAGCAGCCTGTTTGCTGGCGGAGCAACTGCATTAGAGCCTTTGATTGGTGTTCCATTTGCCGCTGGTGCTGCTGGCGCTCGAAAGGGAGCTGAAGCTATGAGACGCAATGCTGTTGAAAACTTAGGCGCTCAAATGCGGATGGGTAAAAAACCTGAATTTACTTCAAGGTTTCAGCCTGAACAAGCATTGATTGCAACTCAGCCTGCATCAAAATTCTATTATTTAAACGACTTGGCTAAGGAAAAATAATGGCAGTCAATCTTTCACCCATTGGTAACGGCTTTCAGTTCTTTACCACCACAGGCGTACCGCTTGCTGGCGGTTTTCTTTACACCTACCAAGCTGGTTCAACAACCCCTGCCGCGACCTATACAGATTCTGCTGGCACGATTCAGAACACAAACCCAATTCAATTGGGTACTGATGGTCGTCCGCCACAAGAGATTTGGCTAACCGCTGGTTCTACCTACAAGTTTGTTCTAACTGATTCATCTAACGTGGTGATTCAGACATACGACAACCTTTATGGGATTATTGGAACAACCCCTAGCGTGTCTGCTGTTCCTGCTGGCGGTATTATTATGTGGTCGGGTTCTATTGCATCCATTCCTTCGGGATATGTTCTGTGTGACGGAACTAACGGCACTCCTAACTTGAAAGACAGTTTTGTTGTTGGTTCTGGCGCTACTTATGCTGTAGGTAACACTGGAGGTTTCACAAGTTCTGTTACAAGCAACATCGGTACAAATTTACCTTTGTACTATTCATTGGCATTTATCCAGAAAACATGATGGCTACAGTAAATTCCACCGAAGCACGACTAACAACACATGAAGAAGTTTGTGCATTTCGTTATGAACAAATTAACGCCCGTTTAAAACGTCTTGAGAGTATTCTTATCAAGGCATCTGGGGTCATGATTGTGGCCATGGCTGGCGTGATTTGGGCTTCTGTAGTTCCTCATTTAAAGTAATGTGGACCCGATTAGCCTTCTCATGGCGGCTCAAGCGGCTGTGGCAGCAGTTCGTAAGGGCTGCGAGATGCTGTCTGAGGGCCGCGCTGAAATTGATAAGTTTAAAAAGAACATCGAAAAAGGCGTAGGCGATGCCAAGGCTATCTACAAAGAAGTTACTGGCATTTGGGGATGGCTTACTGGCTTATTTTCAAGCAAGAAAGAATCTAAAAGCCAAGTTGTTGCAGCACCAGTTGAACCCCAACCTACACAAACCGAACCAAAAAGAAGTGCAAAAGCTCAACCAAGAATTGAACTGTCTTATGAGGAATACCAAACACAAGCAATTCACCAAGTTTGCGAACAATTAAAGACATTCTTTGAAATTCGCAGGACGCTCAGAGCGCATTGCCTTGAGTTGGAAGAAATCGCTAAGACGACTACAACAATTGAAGACAGTGCGATTGATCGTGTTGAGATTGAAATGCAGTTGGAGAACATGACAACGCAGATCAGGGAAGCAATGGTTTATGCACCCAAAGAGTTGAAAGACATTTACTCACGTTTCCTCAAGATGTACGAGTTGATTCTTGAAGAACAAGAGTTTGCACGACAAGTGAAGATTAAGAAAGAACGGGATGCCAAATGGCAACGAGAGCAAATTCATCACAGTCGCGTCTATCGGGTTCGGGTAACGGTGGTGGCTCTGCTTCTAACGATTTGGTTATGGGCCTTTCTAATAGCAACATACTGGCAAAGGAAGACGCCAATAGGTTTCTAGCGGGGCTAAT